CCACGGATTCCGCGATGTAGGCGGGATTCGCCACCTCGCGGGTCTTCTCGACCTCGGTGACGTTCTGCAACTCGTAATAGTAGGCGGGCGGCGGTCCGAGCGTGATGGAGCGGATGTAGAGCGAGTTGGCCGTCGAAGGATAGACAGCCACCGGAACGATTTTAGTATTCATGGAGTGTTAATTGATTACCAAGTGGCGATGGCGACGCGCTTCCAAGTGTTGGTGGCCGTGCAGACGTAAATGTAATCGGCATCCCACGTCATTGTTCCAGCGGTTCCAGTCGCAGACGCAGAAGCGGGAGCGCCACTAGTAGTGACAAGCGTCTTGATGAAAGCCGTTCTTACCCTTGTTCCAGTCGCGCCGATATCAAAACTGTTTCCAGCGGAAAACCGAATATCACCCGCGAACGTCGCGTTCTGGCTGCTGTCGAGCGTCAGGGCGGTGGTGCCAGCGGATTGAAGGACAACCGTGTTGGCCGAGCTGTTTAGCGTAAGGGTGCCGCTGCCGCTTGTTACCGTCCCTCCGCTGACGGTGAGGTTGCCGCCAATCGTCGTTGCTCCGACGCCATCTACGTTCAGAAGTGTTGATGTGTCGCCTACGTTGCGAATCTTGAGCGCATAGTCGCTCGCGCTGGTGCCAGCGAAAATGCGGAGACCGAACGATTGATTCGTCGTCGCGCCAGCAGTAAGGGTTGCAGCCAGCGAACCAGACGGCGCAGCAATAGCAAATTGAGATGCGGAGAGGTCGCCGCCGTTGATTGCGAGCTTTCCCGCCACGCTGCTGTTCCCCGTCCCGCTCACCGTCAGATTGCCGCCAAACGTCGGGCTGTAGGCATTGAGCTTGCGCGTGCCGTTGGCGCTGCCGTCAATGCCAATAAAATCAGTAGACGACGTAGCCGAAGCTGTCGTTGGAATGTCTTTGATGCGAATGTTAGGCATTTTAGAAAGCGGCTACAAGCTGGTTGGTAAACTCATCAACAAGTTCATCTCCCGTATCCGTTACCAAGGTGTATTGAAGAAGCGGAGGAGGAGGAGTGTCGGGAGTACTAATCAAGACATCAGACCAAAAGATAGGGTCAGAAAACTGAGGCCTAACTCGGTTATTCACCGAGCTTTGCCTAGCCAACAAAGATGTATCAAAAATACTAGCCATTACAGGAAGTTAAGCTCCTGAATCTCGCAAACCACATCCGTGGAGTCATCACGGATGGCTTTGGCACTCAAAGCAATCTGCCGAGTCCAATAGGCCGTAGACCCATCAGGATACTGGAATCCAAGGGAGGTCGTAGGATTGGTAGAGCCATCCAAAGTGACTCGGGCATTGGCTCCTGTAAACTGCACAAACACATGGGTAGTGTTGGCATTGAGGGTCCAATTAACAATGGCCGCAGCCGTTCCGCTAATTGTCCGCTGGGTGTGCGTCGTCCCCGATTGAGGGATAGCCTGAGACGGAGTGTTGACGATCTTTGAATTGGCCATGTTAGTAGGTAAATTGAGACATCCTAATGTGGGCTATAGCACCCCCATGAGCTAGCATTTTAGCAACCCTCGTAGCTTCCTTGGACCACCAAGCAACATAGGGAGACTTGAGGTAGTGACCATTTGTAGACGATGGATCACTCCCATCAAACGTCACGTAGAAGTCGGCCCCATCAGTTGTTATGTAACAACAAGTGGTCTTAGGATCAAAGTTGTTGGCAAAGGACAATACGGCCCCATCCACATCCAAAGCCTGTCCCAAACCAAACTCATTTGGTACAGGATAGAGATTAACTACGTAGCTGTTCATTAGCTTCGGAAAGACCGGCTTACGTGGGTGGAGATACGTTGGGCCGCAATTCCAACAGAACGAGTTACATCAACCGATCCAAGCTCTCCATCCAAGATGTTCTGGGCAAAAGCCTCCTCAGCCAAAGCCACATCATTCTTACCATCAGCCCTCACCCAATCAGCGTAAGCTCCGTGACTGATGTACTCCTGCCACTCTTCTGGAATGTTTGTGCTTACATTCGTATACGGACCATCCCAATCCTTCTTGTAAGTGACGTAAGCAGATGCTGTTGAGCTATTGGTGTCTCCAACAACTGAAGCTCCTGAGTTGGTTACGTAGAACTCAAGCTCCAAGGCTGAGTTCAAATAGAAAGGTTGGTAAACCTTGTGGACCCGAATAAACTTATCAATCGTATCCTTACCAGCCTCAGTAAACGGGATGATGTTGCTATTCCAAGTAGCCGTACCGTTTCCAGTCCCAACTCCAGTGGCCACAAACACGGTTCCCACCGTAGCGGAGGAGGCTCCAATGCTTGTCCAATTGGTTGGAGTAGAACCTATGGTTAAAATCGTGTAGGTGTAGCCAATAACAAAGTTGCCCGCGCTCACCGTAGTGGACTGGTAGTTACGCAGTTCCCCAAAAACCAACCACCTAGGCCAGAAGTCCGAAGCCTCAAACGCCATCCGAGCACGCCGATTGATGTACTCAGTGATTTGGGTCTGGGCATTGGCATCCGGGCTGGGGATGCCAGCCAAAGCCTTAACTCGGTTGTAAATGGAGGTGTAGGTGACGTTGCCCATTAGAGTTTGTTAGGAGCCAGATGAGGAAATCTCTTCTGATAGTCCTTGATGAATCCCTTGTCGTGCATGGCCTCATGGCCATACTTCTTCCTAATATTAAACCACTCCCAAGCGGGAGTTACCGCCACACACCTCAAGCTTTTAAACCCAAACTTCTGATTGTCCTTAATCTTCTGGGTTTCCTTGGCGCAAATCTTCTCGCGCTCATTCTCCCAAGACTGTTTCAACGCAATCCCCGTAGTAATCTCCCGCATCAAAGCACGATGGACCTCTCCATCCGAATACTTGGGAAGTGACGTAATGATGTGCATAAAAAAGCCCGTGCGTATTGTAACACACGGGCTTTCGAGTTAAGTCAACTAATATCAGGTAAGATGCGTGATCTTGCCGTGGGCCAGAGGCGACATGACCTGAAGGGTCAGAGCCGCATCCACAAAGCCCTTCTCACCACCACCCGCATTCGGAACACGGGTCGAACCCACGCTCAGAAGCTCGGCCACGCCGATGTAGTTGGGGTTGATGATGTAACCACGATTGGCGTCGGGCAAACACACCGGATTGCCGTTGACCACCGAGATCAGACCGAAGTCCGAATCATAGGTGTTCACCGCCAGCGTGATCTGCTTGTCATCAGCCATCTGATTGACATGGTAGACGTTCTCACTGGTGTTGCCATCGTTGCGGGCATAACCCGAAACGACACGGCGAAGAGCCGTACCAGCAACCAGCGTCAGAGCATCAACATTACCCGTCTGGGTAAAGATGGAGGCGACGAGGTTGTTGAACACGGTCTCCGTCAGGGTCGTGCCGCTACCATTGATGGAAGCCGTGGGGGTACGATAGGCAGACGGAACATCCGCACCCGGAGTGTTCGACAGCCACAGACCCAGACCGCGCATCTGGTAACGAACGGACGAACCATCCTCAGCGGAACGATCATTGTCCGAGCAGATGGTCTTCTCAACGTCACGCTTCAGTTCGCGGATGGACTTGGCCTCAGCCTCAGCGAGCTTCGCCGGTCCAACCGAGTCAACCGCCTGTTGAAGCTGGCTGACCATGTAGTCACGACGGAACAACTGGATGTAGTTGCCCAGACGCGCACGGGTGGCGAACTTATCCGAGTAGGTGGAGATGTCCGCGCCTTCCTGAATACCCGTGGTAGACGGGGTTCCAAGGGAGTCAACCGTCCACTCATTGAAGGTGGCGGTGGCCTTGCTCTTGCTGGCAAGAGAAAGAACCGGAGTCTCCTCAGGAGCGAGGATCGTCAGAACGTCCGTGAGGTCCTCACGGTTGGAAATGGCCGAAGCATTCGTGCCATTGGTTTTGCTATAGGTGTTTGAAAAAGCCATGATAATTAAGATTTAGAATGTTGAAGAGCACGGATTGCTTTGAAGTCCTTGTAACTCCCACTCTTGTTAAAGCGGGTGGAAAGGTCATTCAGGGCCTTTGACTGACGGGTCTCGGGCTTGGAGGATTCTGCGCCTTGGCTTACCACAGGAGACGGGGGAGATAGTCGGGACGTTGGCTTTGCCTCAACGCTACGACGGCCATACAGGCTGTTAGCCGCATGGGCAAGCAGGTAGGGTAGTTGGGGCGCAAGATCGGGGAGAAGCTTCTCCACCGCCTTGAACTTACTGTCGCTCACCAACACTTCATACTGCTTGCGGACATCATTGTCTTCTCCCTGTAGCCAAGGAAGTTCCGTTTTGGCCTTCTCACTCAGGACTTGCTTCATCTCCGTCCGATTCTTGGCCAGTTGAATCTGCTTTCCCTGATCGGGAATGTAGACGTCTCTAGCCTTTCGGGCGCGTTTAACAACTTCCCTGAGTTCACGCTTGGTGTATTCCCTGCCGTTTTCGTTCGTCACAACGTCTTCGGCACCGAGGTCTTCGGCCCTGTCGAGCCGCTCCTCTGCCCATTCCATCACCTCCGTAAGCTCTTGATATTTAGCATCAAGGTCTTCCTTAGTGGTGATGTTGGCGTAAGGATTGTCTTTCACCTTAGCCTCGAATGAGGATTCCTCGCGCTTGGCAATCTCTGCTTTCAGAGCCTCCAGTTGTTCCTCCGCAGCTTTTCGTTTGGCAGTGAGTTCCCCAAATCGGGCCACAGCCTTGCTGCCGAGCTTCTGGGATAGCTCCTTAAGCTCCGCTTCACTCATGGATTCCAAATCGTAATCCTTTGAAAGAACCTTATGTTCCTCCACGGGCTTTGGTTCCTCTGAAGTTGGTGATGGCTCTTCTTGCTTCACCTCCTCCTTCGGTTCCTCAGGCTCGCTGGGAACTACCTCTTTGGCCTCTTCCTTCGGCTCTTCAGGCGGTTTTTGCGCCTTATTAGCCTCCGTAAAAGCCTTATACCGCATAGCGATTAGCTCGCTACTTGATATGTTTTTCGCCACAGGTTTTTGGTCGGCTCCTGCGTTAGCCGCTTGGACTTCGTTTGACATTATGGATGCCGTCTTTACGCCACGGGCATTGCGAAGCCCGTATTGTAAGGCATCCAGAAGTTAGCTCGGCAGTCCGTGCATCTTACGTATACCCCTTTTAATCAAAAGGTCTTGATAGTTACACAACGTAAGAATCTCATCATACACCTGAATCTTCCCGCTAATCTCGCGGAGACGACCTTCAGGCGCACGGGCAAGGCTGGATAGGGCTAAATCCCTCCCAGCCTGCACCCAGTCAAGGAAATCAAGAAACTGCTCCCGTTCCCCCAGAAACTTTACCTGCTCTTCTAGGGGATGCTTCTTGGTTCCGAATAGGTTCATTGATTGAGGGTTTGGGTTTCTACTCCACCCATCTGGGCGGGGGTTGTACCCAAACGACCAATCTCAGCGTTCTGCTGTTGGGTCAAGGCAAATTGGTATTGAGCCGTATACTTATCCAGACGGGTGCGAAAAGCCTCATCCTGCTGGAGGCGGGCCATAACATCAGGCTGGGTGACGTACTGACGGACAACCTCCAAGGCAATCTGCGCCCCGTTGGGACGAGCCCCCACTTCAATGCCAGCGTAAATCTTAGACAAGTCTTCCGTGACCAGCTTGACCACCTGCTGTTGAGCTTGTTCAGCCGGTTGCAGGAAGGCGTCAGCCATGATGGGATCAATCTGAGTCGCGCTCATTTCAAGCAGCGCATCCACATTGATACGACCATTCTTATCCAACTGCAACAAACTTACAAACTGGCCCAGACGACTCTCCACCGTCTCGGGATCGTTGTTCAACACATCAAAGCTAATCTTGATGTCAAAATCCTCATCGGGGTTACCCTTGTCAAACCGCATGGGATCAGCCACTCCCGTGACACGGAAGAACACCTGATCAGGGCCAAATCTCTGATAGGACTTGAAGCAAGCCTTAAGAACCTCCTGAGCATGGTTGAGGAACTTATTAACAAGGAATTGCTGGCGAATCTGACTAATTGGATTGGTAGCACTCAGCCCAACAATGTTGTCAGCCGCCTCAATCATCGTCTTCTCCATCTCAATGGAGCCCGGATTGTAGGGAGGAGTAGGACCAAAGCTAATCTCACCCGCACGACGGACAGGAATGAAACGTCCCGGACCCCAATCAGTCGGGGGATTGCCCGGCTGGTGCATGATGGGAGGGAGGGTAGCTAGGCTATTACGGTCAATACGGCTGTCACGTTCAGCCTTCACCTGATCCTGCGGACCCTTCAGAACGTCCGTAAAGGTTTGCACCTCGTACATCCGCTTGCTATCCTCAGACAGACGGGTAACAACAAAGGGATAGTCGTTGTATCCGTTCAGAAGCTCATACTTGGCGTAGGGCTTAATGTCCCCCTGCCCAGTGAACTTAGGGTGGAAAACCGTAATGTAGATGCCTTCCGATCCATCCTCAGGATCAATCAGACGGTTAAAGCCGTAGACAACTTCCACAAGCTCGCTAGCGTCATACTGCTGGCGATAGCGGGTATAGGAGTATCCACGGGTTCCGTACACACTCTCCATGTTGTAGGTGTTTACACCACGGAAGTTTTTCACAACGTACTCACACCACTCCATATCCCATCCATCTGAAGCAACGCGGGACAAGACTTCCTGAACGGAGAGGAAGGTGCGGTAGAAAACAAAAGGAGCCCGCTGAGGATCGATGCAATAAGAAGGGAAGAACACGTCCCCATCAGGAGCGCAGGTCTGGACAAAGGGACGATCAACGGAAAGGCGGCTTACAGGGATTTCCCCCACTCCCTTGTCGCGAAGGTCTTTCAAAGCCTTCTTGGCTTTCTTATCAATTAGATCGGGATAGACAGCCTTGAGCATCTTGATGATGTCCTCATCATTCTGCCCCTCAATGATGAGCTTGGCCAATTCAGGAGAGTTGGCCGCAATCTGTTGCAAATCAATCTTCTGTAGATACTTCTTCTCCATCCGTTCCCAACCAACGTAGGTGATCATCAACCCACGCTCCAAAAGGTAGTTGGCTCCCAGTTCCATCTCCTGACGGAAACGCTGGATGTAGGAAGACCGCATCCACTTGATGAACGCACTAACCACCCTAGCCCGTCCAGAGTCCGACATCTCCACCGGATAGGCGCGGATGTTGGCCCGCTCCAAAGCCGACATGAAGATGGAGACGTAGTTATTGATACGCTCATCAATCAAACGAGCTTCCGTATCAGAAGCCCCATCCCAAGGAAACGCATCAGCCCCATGCTTCCGTAGGTCGGAAGACTTACCGGGCCAATAACACCGCCTACCGTCACCACTACTTACGCACTGATCGAAGTAGGTGGAGAGTTCCGTAAGGGTCCGGTTGTACGCGCCAACAAGCGCAACGACATCGGGACCGTCATCATCAACGAAAGTTAAGGTCTGTTGCTGCTTGGTTTGGAGCATGATTTAGCGCGGGAGATTGCGTTCTTTATAATACCACAAACGTACTCCTGCGTGCGTCCGATACGGTCTGCAAGCTCATCAGGGAACATTTCTTCCGTAATTTTGCCCGCCAACCTCTTTTCGTACTCGTAACGAATCAGCCTGTCGGAATGCTGGATGAGCCAACGATTGTTCGTTGTCTCGTCAATGAGGTTGGTTTTCGACATACCGATAGGTGGTTCCGACATTGTCGCTAATAGCCTCAATCAGAACCTGTTTACCAACCAGCTTGTTGGTTAGGCGGCGGGGGATGATGGCGGGAATCTTCCCCATATCCTTTCCAATGGCCTGACAATAAATCCACTGTGGGTTCCTTGCTTGTTGCAACACTTTGACAACAAACACACTCTCCTGTTTAGGGGACTCAGGCTCCACCTTTTCGATTTTCTTCAGCTTCTTCAATAGCCACCTCGGTTGGTTTTGGTTGTTCTCATGGCATCCTCGCTTACGTGACAAGCGGGACTCACCGCCAAATAGCGAATAACATCAATGGGGTCTTTCCACGCCTCGTCCTGCCCGCCTTCGGCTGTGTACTCCTGTAAAGCTGAGATGATGTTCTGACATCTATCTGAGATGTAAAAGTGGGGTCTGTTTACAGAGTCAATAGGAAACTTCCTATTGTAAGCCATTTTGCTTTGTAAGGCTTGCAACCCGTCCTCAATGTCAATGCCGGGAGCTGGGATGAAGGTGAGCCCATTATCCGCAAGGTCTTCTATAATGGACGATGCGCCGTCTTGTGTCTGGTATTTGGCTGCGCCTAGACGAGGGTCGATGAGTCGTTCAAAGATGGTGTCCTTGGTTTCAGACTCCATACTAGTAATTAATTCGACATAGTCTTTTATTCCGTAACCAAGACCCTTGGACCCTTCTCCCCCAATCCACTTACCTCCATGCCATCTGGCCCAATCCCCCACATTAACGTCGGGCCATTCGCGATAGACATACCAAGTCTCCGATTCATCAATAGCCACCCAAGCCATGAACCAATTCTTCCTGCCAGCAGGGTCCAAGATCATGTACTTGGTCTTCCCCTTCAGATCAATCTTGTCGTGAGGCAGAACATTAACCTCACGCGAGAAGTTGGGGAACTTGGTGCTTACCGATTTCGTAGCAATGCCATAAGCACGTGTAAGGATTTCATTTTCCGGTCTTCCTGCCAAGTCTTTGGAGATACGGTCGTAACCACCGAAGGGGTTGTCCCTACTGTGGAAGTAGATGATGCCTGCGTCTCGGTTTTTGGAACGCTGTAGATATGGCACCGAGCGTCCCCCAAGGAGTTCAGCTTGCTTTGCACGAAGTACTTCTGCCCCTTGGACATAATCTCTAACAACCTCTGTGTAGCCATCAATAGGAGTAAAAGTAACAACCAGTTTGCTATTACGAGTAGCCAGACGGAAGCGGAGCGTTGCCAGAAGTTCTGGCCCAATAAGATACTCGTCACACCAAGCTCCAATGTTGATCCAATTAGGATCACGGCAACCAAGCTCAGCACCTTCCAGAATGGTGTCGTTATTAAGATATTGGGCATAGGTTTTGAAGATGATGGAGGACTTACTGCCGGGGAGGATCAGACTAGACTTGCTGAAGCCGTTCTTCCGCGTGTAGGAGACGTTCTCTTCCGTTCCAAGCACCTTCACCCTGTACTCCTCGGGTAGGGCGTCATACACCGCAGACTGCTGTTGACGGATGGACACGTCCGCGTTCTGGGCAAAGCACATGATGACGGACTGAGGATTCTCCACAGCCGCCTTTACGACGGCATGAGCCGCCCAGCTTGTCTTGCCACTACGATTGCCACCACTCACCAGAAGCTCTGAATGCGTGCCTAGAAGCTCCTCCGCATCCTTCCAATGGGGAAGCTTCCACCCATACCTGTACGGATCGCGTCTGCTATTTGCGATTGCCGAATGGTAAACCTCATGGAGCTTTAAAACATCCTCAGCAGCCATCACTGCCAACTCCTCGTCAGTTGGCGGCTTTAGGACTTCGTGCCTCTCCCAGCTAAGGCTCATGCTTGGGAGTTAAAGAGCGCCACCATCACCAATGCTCTTTCGCATATCTGGATGAAGCTTGCTAATTTTAAATGACCATTCTTGCTTAAACTTTAGAAAACAAAGCGATATTTTGATAATTAATTCTTGTAGCCCATACATATCATAAAGTCGGGCATTGTAATTGCAATAAGTTCCAACTGATAGACCAATGTTTGGAATCAAGTGGTAGTCATTACTAATCCACTTTGATTTTCCCCTAGTGCAGTAGTACTTGGCGTTATCAATGAAGTCCTTCCTGAGCAAACGCTTCTTCTCCGCAATCTCGTCAGGATTGATCTCCTTAGCCCGCCTATCTATCCATTCTTGGTTAGTCATGTTGAAAATTCTAGTCCGTCTTTTCAACGGGCTTAACCACTGCATCAAGGCTTCCAGCCTTCAGCTTAGCCCTAGCCTCCTCTATGGCCTTCATGGCGTCCTCCAAGCTCGGGGCTCCAGCCTTATGCTCCACTACCACCTTGTTTTCCCCCATAGCTGACAAGAACTTGTCATTGGCTATACCCCAAGGAATGGCCAAGTCCCGAATGTTAGTCCGCGCCAATTGCTCAGGGTCCTCAGCCAACATCCGCATCTTCTCCTTCTGAAGAAGCCTCAACCCCTCAGCCACATCCAAAGCATCCTGCGCCAACTGCTTTCTCCTCTCCTCCAACACCATTGAATGCCTAGCCTTCAACCTACTCACCGTTTCCCAATCCAACCCAGTCTCCTTCCTAATCTCCTTAAAGCTATTCCCATCAGCCAGCATATCCAACACCCTCGCCGCCATAGCCGGGTCACGCCCTTCCAAATAATTACGACCCTTCTCCGCTGCCACAGCCACACTCATAGCCAAAGGGTCTTTTATCCTCATCGGCCCTTTTAAGAACTTTTTTAAAAATAAATCAAGGATTTGTCGATTTTAGGCTTGACAAGTTTTCTTTTGGTTTCCATATAACAGGAGTTCAGGGAACACTTGAGTATTTTTTTTAAGGGGCGATTGGACCAATCGACTGTGCGAGCCCCGTCGCCGCTTGTGAACCCCTCCCCCCCCTGCTTACTTGCAAGAGAGTTGCGCGGCTCTTGCAACTGATTTGCCTAGTAGATAAACTAATGGATGGTCGCTAAGGTTCTAATCATGGCATCTTTAGTAGAGTTCTAAAGAAGGAGGGGAATGGGTTTGGCAAGTGCCTTGCAATTGTTTTCCGCAAGTGCCTTGCAATGTCCTTTCGCAACTGTCTTGCCTCTGATTCCTGCAACAGTCTTGCGTCTTCTTTTCTGGGTGCCTATCGACACTTTTTCGCATCTTCGCGGAGTGCCATCCTTTGTCCTTCCTATGGTGTCGCCTAGGTTCTAGGTGTATTCTCTCCCTTGATACTTTTCACGTTGAAAGTGTATTCGTTCCGCAAATACACGGTGCGAAAATCATTTTTTTTGGTTTCGTAAAGCTTTGCGAAATGGTTGTTTGCGTTGTCTTGCAAATCTGCGGCGAAGATTTTTCTTCTTTTTACG